CCATTAAACAGTTCACATTCAAGAAAAGAAATAAGTAGATTATCAGGTGTAAGTATGAAAGTATTAAATGAAGTATATAAACGTGGTGTTGGAGCAAGAAAAACAAATCCATCATCTGTAAGAAATCTTAAAGGTGTTAAGGGAGGTGCTGGAACAAAAATGTCAGCACAGCAATGGGGAACTGCTAGAATATATAGTTATGTTATGAAAGGGAAAACTTATTCAACAGCAGATAAAGATTTACATTAATTTTTTATTTTTTTTTTGTTATATTTTATATAAATTATAATATATAAAATGTCTTATTGGGTTGCAAGTGATAAAATACCTGTTCAACAGAAATCTGTTTCTATTCCTGCCGAAAATGGTACTGATTATATAGCTGGTCAGGAGATTCGTATTAGAATTGATCCTACTTTACGTCTATTTAATCCAGAGGCAACTTTTTTAACTGCAAATGTTAGGATTACACCTCCAACTTATCTTTTAAGCAATCCTCTTGCCCAGTCAGGAGCAACTCCAACTAAACTCCAATTAGATGCTGAAACTGGATTTCAGTCACTATGTAGGTCAATTCGTATTCATACCACCGAAGGAGTTTTACTTGAAGAAATTACTAATTATAATACTATGGTTGCCATGATGTATGATTATAAAACAAATGATAGTTTAAGAAACAAACGTGCTTTAACCGAAGGGTCAACTGCTTATGATAGTTCTGCCAGAGGCACGGAAGGAGGAACTAAATCTGTTTGTAATACTAACAAGAACAATCCTTATAGTAAAAATCAAGCTGGTGCTACGATTAATGCTTCTTGGACAGCAGATAGTTTCGTTGATTGTAAAGTTTGTGTACCATTACATACAGGAATTATGGGAAATAACCGAGCATTTATGAACGGATTAGTTGGGGGTATAGTTATAACGATTTTACTTGAAGATAATAACCGAATTTTCAGGCAGGTTGAGGGTGCTATGAGATACAGACGACTGAATCTTAATCCTCAATTTTTAGGAAAGACTAATGTAGCAACTGCTTCTATTGTTAATAATGGTTCTTTCAATGAATTCTTCCTGAAACAAAACAATTCTCAACATGGTGAAGCACAATCCTGTCCTTTTGTTGTTGGTGAACGTCTTGGTTTCCAGAGATTAATTGGGACTAGTAATGCTAATGCTAGTATTGTGGCATTTAATAATGCCAGTGGTGTTCCAGTTATTAAATCAATAGCAACTGCTGGTGCTTTTACGAAAGTTGTACTAAATAGTTCTGTATTAATTGTTGGAAAAGGTATGGATAGTAATGCAACAGATATTATAGCTTATAGTCGTTCTGTAAATGATGCTCCATCTTATGATGCTACATATAAAGTTAGTGATGTAAATTTAATCTGTCAAGAAGTAACTACCGAAGGTTATGAAGCAGATATGATGGCAGAGATGAAACAAGGTGGAAGTGTTAGATATGATTTCTTATCCAACACATGTTATAGATATTCTCAACTTGCCAGTGATCGTGTTGCCAATATTCGTATCCCACTAAATAATGCCAGATGTAAATCTATTTTAGCAATCCCAACTGATGCCACAGTTTATTCTGGAAAAGCAGGTATTAATGCTTCTAACACTTATGAAATTAAACATACAGTAGGAACAGAAAATCCTGATTTCTATCTTCGTAGTAGTCGTTCTGGACTTGAAGGAATTAGTGATCATATCAGTAATTATCAGTGGCTTTATGATGGTCGTCTTCAACCTTCTCGTGCTGTTCCGTTGACTAAATTATCCACTGGTGATAGTATTGATGCTCAACATCTTATCGAATTAGATAAAGCATTAAGTCAAGCAGATATTACTGGACATTCTTTCCAGAGATTTAACCAGAATTTTGTAATTGGTCGTGCCCTTGCATTAGGAGATGCTGTATATGATGGACGTAATAAAGATTTCTCACTTCAAGTTAATTACAATGAAGTTACAGCACCCACGAAGAATAAACTTTGGTGTATGTATGTTTATCATTTAAGAAGTATTGTAATTGCTGGGAATTCTGTTGTTGTAGAAGTTTAAGTTGATTAATTTTATTTTATTTTATTTTTTTAATATTTTATATAACATAATATATAAAATGAGTGGAATGGCAGGATCAACAAGTTATTTGACGATACCTGCTTCGAACCATAGTTCAACAGGTAGTATTTCGTATCGTGACGGCAATCCAGTAATTAATTTTGTAATAGGTGAACAAGATAGATTTTTACTTGGTTCAAGTGTAAGAATGGTTGGTAATATTAGTATTTATAAAGAAAGTGATGGAGCTGGATTTGGTGTAGTTCCACTTGTAACTGATAATTTAAATGTATCTGCTAAACTATCTGCTTATAGTATTTTAGATCAGGTTGTAATTTCTAGTCAAAAAACTAAATCTGTTATTGAACATGTAAAATTTATGAACAGATATTTAGCAAGTTATTTGCCACAGGTAAGTTCCAAGCAGGAAGCAATGGGTCATCAGGGTTGTCAATCCTGTATGCTTCCAAATATCCAAGCAAATAAACTTGGATTTGTAACTAATGTTAATGGAAGTAGTTCTGTAAATCGTAAATTTAGAGGTAATTCCATTTGCCTTGACCTACCAACTGGATTCCTAAATTCCAAAGAACCGATTGGACTATCAGGAAAAGGATGGGGAGTTGGTGGTTTGGAAATTTCTATTCACCTAGCACCAGATTCACAAGTTCTAAACGGAACATTCCCTAATGCTTTTTACCAGCTTACAGATGTTCAATTAATATGTGAAGTAGTTAATCCTTCTGTTGATAGATTATCTCAATTAATGAACCAAACTTCTGGAACTATGGAATACAATGCCATTTCCAGTTATTACACTACGATTGCCAGTTCCAATGCCATAATCAATTTCCGTCTTGGATTATCCAGAGTTATAGGTGCTTTCCTTAATTTCATTCCTTCTGTATATTTAAACAATATTAGTTTTGATGGATTACAGACAACTCCATTAATTAATGATTTAGCAACTGGTGAAATTGCCCCAATTAATCAAATTGTTTGGCAACGTGGAGGAGTTCGTATGCCAAAAATGTATAATGAAAATGCCAATGTAAGAACTAATGGTACATCAACTATTAGTGATCCTGAATTTGCCAGAAGTTTTATGTCAGCATTTAAACCATTTATGAAAACTATATCAACCCAGCAATCCCCAGCAACTAATAACCGTGTTGGATTTACTAATATGCAGAACTTTGTAGATGCTGGATTAATGTTTGGAGTTGGAGTAGATTATTCCAGTATTTCACAAACTGGTGTAGATTTCCGTAATGAAAACTTTGGTGTTCAAATGGAAACTGGATTGACAGCTGATAATCCTCATAGTGCTTTCTTATTTGTAAGATCCAAACAGACATTAGTTTTCAATTCCAATGGATTACAAGTAATTTCGTAATTATTTAATAAATTTATTTTATTTTATTTTTTTAATATTTTATATAACATAATATATAAAATGAGTGACATGGAAGAAGACCCTGATGATGAACGTTCTCGTATTCCCAATCTTATGGTTTTAGGTGGAATCCCAAGTGATTTAACTATGGATCAAGACACAGAGGTGCTCGATCCTGTGGTGAACAACCAGAACTTCTGCCGATTTGTTTTAAGTAATAAAGGCTATTTACATAGTTTTTCTAAAATTACATTAGGTGTAAATAACGTAGGAGAGGCAACATTCCCAGTAAATGTAGGTGTAAATAGTTTGATACAACGTGCCACTTTAAGAATAGGTACAACCGTTGTTGCTGAAATTGATGATTTTAATCATTGGATGGGTTATAAATCATTATTTATTGATAATCAAACTAATAAAGAAAGAGAAACTTATTTGACTTCTAGAATTATAGCACATGATTTTATTTTAAAGAATGATGTAGGTGCTCAAAGTGATGTAAATGCTTCTTATTATGGATTAGATACTTATAATGAATATGATGTTGAACCTGCTGGTAATGTTGGTAATCTTGAACCTCAAACTGAAATACGAACTGGCAACAAACCAGTATTCCAGATTGCTATGGCAGACCTATTCCCATTTTTGAGATTTAATCAGCTTCCACTTTTTCAAATCACACAGCAGGTAAGTATCGAACTTCATTTCACTCCTGCAAGTGAACTGTCAAGATGTATTCATGAGAAGGGTGGTCAAGTAAGTGGAATTGATTTTGTTATAGATGAAACCCAGACCAAGTTTGTAGCAGATTATATTTATTATAGTCCAGAAAAAATGAGTGAACAAGCTGAAATGTTTAGAAATATGGAGTGGACATACAATGATTATCGTCTTAATAAAAGGTCTTTTACAAGTGGAGCATTAGAAAACACTAATGTTATAGATATAGGTGGAGCAGGACGATTAGTTAATAAAGTAATTACTTCTCTTCAAGAAATTATTACTCCTAATGATAGTCGTATGCTTAATAAATATTCATCTCGTTCTCCTGTAAATTTAAGTGGAAATGATCAAACCTTTACAACTAATTTAATATATAATGATAATAGATTATATCCTGTTGACCGTGTGAATCAAGCATTACATTATCATGATCTTGTACAGGCAGAACAGAATGTTGCTCATATTACTCGTGATGAGTTTTCTGGTGTAGGTATTGGTGTTGGTGGTGGATTATCCAATTTATATTCATACATGAATTATGTTCAATCGTCTAGCACCGAAGGTCTAAATGGTTTCTTTCATTACATTGCATATCGTCTTAACAGAAATGAACGTGTGAATTCTCGTGGTATTCAATTACAATTAAATTATTCTCATGTTAATGCTGGTAATTACATTCACCGAGCATGGATTGAGATGGTTAAAACAGCTACTCTACGAGATGGTATGTTCTCTTGTGATCTCCTGTAAATTAGAAATACTTTTATAATATATAATTTTAAAGAACAAAAGTGTCCAACTAAAACTCCTAAAAATCTCTCAAAAAAAATAAATAAAAAAAATAAATAAGTTTTATTTGGGATGTTTAGTTGGACACTTTTGATAAGTTAATAATTAAGAAATAAAATATCAATACATATAAATGAG